AGGGTGGCAAGCGGAAGAGGGATCACAGGTTGATCCCGAGGCTCTTTATGGTTCCGGCCAGGGAAAAGTTCTCTGGTATAAACAAAATAAACCACCAGCGCAAAAAATTGAAGCCACTAATATTCCAGCAGGTCTTTTCCAGGTAATACAAATGATTGACAAAGACATTATGGAGATACCTGGCGGAAACTCTGAGATGTTCGGCGCGCCCGAACATGACAATATGGAAATATCCGGAATTCTTTCTAAACTGCGGCAGGGAGCCGGGTTAACTATTCTGCAGCCGATTTTTGATAACCTCCGCTTTGCCAAAAAGCTCTTGGGGCAGAAGTTGGTAAAGCTGATTCAAAAGAATTATTCGCCACAGAAAGTTAAAAAGATCATTAAGGAAGAACCCACGCCGGAATTTTATTCGAAAGACTTTGGAAAATACGATTGCGTGCCGACTGAAGGAATTCTTACCGACACGCAGAAGCAGATGTATTTTACGCAATTGCTTTTTATGAAAAAGAGTTTTCCGGATTGTCCGATTCCCTGGGATGTTATACTTGAAGCCGCTCCAATGGAAAACAAGGATAAAATTTTAGAGCAGATCAAACAGGCCGAACAACAGCAACAGAAAGTCCAGCAAATGCAAATGGCAATGCAGATGCTGGAGATGAAACTCAGAAACGCCCAGCTGGGAACTGAGATTGCGACTGCCCAGGAGAAAATCGCCGAAAGCCAGAAACATCGCGCCATTGCGCTGGATGAACACATGCAGGGTGTTAAAAAGATGCAGCAGATGGATACGCAACAGTTGAAAGATTTAGTCGGCATAATGCAAATGCTTGAAACATGGCTGGAACCGAAACTGGATAACGCGGTACCAAAAGAGCCGAATATAGCGACAGGAGGACAACCAGGGGGTATTCTTCCGTCAATTTTAAGTCAAGGCGGTAGCGCAGGTTCTCAAGCGGAAGAACCTGTTAAAATTATTTCGATGCCAAGCGCTACGGTATCTCAACGTAAAAGAATTAAGAGGACTAAACGATGACAGAACTTTTAGGACCTTTAAGGGATGAACTTTCCCTGGGTTTACAAGCTCTGCTGGGCCGGGTGATTGATAACAACCAGCGCAAGGAAAGCTATTATATTCTGGTGGTTGTTTCAAGCCCGGAAGAAAAGGTCATAAAAACAAGTCTGGTTTTACTGAATCAAAAGCCAAAGAAAATGCTCAATACCCTCTGTTATTTTGTGGACAACAAGAAAGGGATAGTTAAAAGGATTTGGACGCTGCCGATGGATATCGCGATCCCCGAAGTGGTGTTGACCGGGGAAGGTGTTGAAGAGGCTTACGATTCAGGCCAGGGAATGCCTATTTTTAATAAAGGTTAAATAGCTTATCAATCTTTTCTTTGCGACATGGGCGATTTTATTAATTGGGTGGCCGCCACACCGTCAGTCTAATGAGAAGGATTTTAAGGAGATAAAGTCATGCCATACGAAGAAACAGTTTTAACGGGCGAAGAAGATGATCTCGACGCCGGAGATCAGGATTTAGAAAACGGGGAAGGTGAAGGCTCCCAACAGGGGGGCGAACCCAAAACCGTTCCTCTTGAAGCTTTGGAAGCGGAGAGGAAAAAACGTCAGGATTTAGAGGCTAAAGTTGGGGAGATGGCAGATACCCTTGAGGTTTATCGTGCCAACCTTCAACAGGCTCGTGTTCAGGCACCTGAACAGAAAAAGGTGGCTAAAGCACTGCTTGAAACCCTTAACGATGACGAAGTTGTCACAGCAAAAGAGTTAAAGCAGATTGTTGCGGAAGTTACCCAAGGTTTCAATGCAAATGTAATGGGGCCGATGAGTGAATTGCAGATGATGGCTCTCTATCCTGATTACAACGAAGTTTTGCAGAAAAATTTACCAACATTATTGAAAAACAATCCTGCTTTAGTCTCAGCAATACGGTCAAGCGACAATCCGAATCTGCTTGCCTATACGTTGGCGGGAGGAAAAGGAGCAGTCAAGGCTACTCCAAAAGCTTCCGCAGTTGATGGCGGCAAGGGAAATGATGAAGGTGGAAACAAACTCAAAAAAATTCTCGCCAATGTTGAAAAGCCCGGAGTTCCCGGAAAAGGAGCGGGAGGTGGCGGGAAGTTTGAGAAATTCGCCGGAATGAAAGATGAGGACTTAGAAGACCATATTGCGCGGGTGAAAAGCAGCTAATCACAAGGAGAATAAACGATGACCACAGGATACACTTCAACAACCCAGGTAGACCCGGCAGTAGCAATATTTTATGACCGAGTGCTTTTAAAGCGGGCTTTGCCGTATCTGCATTACAACAAGTTCGCCCAGGTCAGGAATATTGGTAAAAAATCCGGAAACACCGTCAAGTGGCGGCGATATACCGCGCTTGCGGCTGCTACCGTTCCATTAACCGAAGGAGTTACCCCTCCCGGACAGCAGGGCGCAAAGACGGACATTCTCGCCCAGATTTCCTGGTATGGGGACTGGATGGGGGTTTCTGATGTTATTGATCTCACTGTAGAGGACCGGGTAATCACAGAGTTTACCGAGTTACTGGGTGAGCAAATGGGATTAACGCTCGATCAACTTACCCGAGACATTCTTTGTGCAACTGCTTCCTATACCAATGCGTCCAAGGGCGCAAACGGATATACACCTACGGAACTGACCAGAGCTGATATTGACGCAGTAGTTAAAACGCTTCTGGGCGCCAATGCTTCATTCATCACCGAGGTACAAAAAGCTTCTACCGGAATAGGAACTTCTCCGGTTAGAGCTTCTTTCTGGTCGATTATCCACACTGATCTGATTGACGATTTAGAGGCCTGCTCCGGGTTTAAATCAGTTGCCGAATACCCCAAAGGAGACGCGATTGAAGGTGAATGGGGAAACGTTGGAAACGTTCGGTTTCTCGTAAGTTCGGTGGCCCATAAAGTTGCCGGCACTCCGCAAGCCTATAATTATTACTGTCTGGTTCTTGGTAAAAATGCCTACGGGACCAGCGAGATCAAGGGTGGATCGGCAAAATCAATCGTTCACGATTTTGGAAGCGGCGGCACGGGCGATCCACTGAATCAACGGGCAACAGTTGGGTGGAAAACACCGTTTGTGGCTCGAATCCTGAATGATGCACTTATGAACAATTTAAGAGTTACCCACAGCTAAGAGTGGGTAGCGATTTTTAAGGAGAACAACATGGGAATGCCGGAAATAAAACATGGAACATTTACTTCCGCCAGCTCTGCGGCAGATGTAGATATCGACCTTGGTTTTGTGCCTGACCACTTCGAGCTTATTGTGGGGGCGGACACAAACCCGAACATCTATATCTACGATAAAAACCTCGGTGATGCGAGCACCATAAAGATGACCGGGTCAACCGGTGCGTATACCTATGAGACCAGCAACCCTATCGTATCAAAGGATGCAGGGTCTATCAGCACCGCCACGGTCATGGGAGAAACCGCAACCAAAGACATCGGTTTTAAGGGGGTTACCATTCCTGCTGAGCTACAGGTTAACAGCAAGGTTAATTACTGGACGGCAATCAGGCAGGGGGCATAATTGCTAACAATATTAACGTAAGTTCTTCGGGAGAGGTTTTTCCTCTTCCTCCTCTCGCCTCTCCCGGGGGACTTTTTTTAAAAAGGAAAAAGTTATGGCTGAAAAAGCAAAAGAAGAAACAAGACAAGAAGAAAAGATGGTGAAAGTAAAGTTTCAACACGCGGAAAATCCGAGCAAGGATGTTGAATTTTATGTTGATGGCAAGAAGTATGCCTTAAAAGATGGCGAAGAGGCAAGGCTTCCTGTTTCGGTAGTGCGTCACCTCAACAGTCTCAAATATCCTATTTATGACTTCGTGGATGACGGCAGCGGGAAAATGGTCAATAAACAAGTCGGCGAAAGAAACCGCTTCAACTGTATCCAGCTTGAACTTATCTAAGGAGACAAAAAAATGCAAAACATTAATCTGGATAACTTAAAAAATCCCGAAGGGTTAAGAAAAATACTCGAGGCCATGTATACCGAGGTCACAGCTTTGAGGACACTGGCAAATGAGCTAAGGACTGATCATGCAACCTTTAAAACCGTAGTTGATGAATTGACTGCTTGGGCGGAAGCATTGGCGACAAAGCTTAATGCTGATGCAGGAGTTACCGACACTAACTATGACGCCGTTATAACAGCAGACGCCCCGGCCACAATCACAGCGGCTGCGGTTGTCCAGAAATGCCAAAGTGGGAGGTAATTAGGTATGTCAGGTTATTGGACTCTGGCAACCATCAAAATGAAAGTTCGCGCTCTCACCGGAAGACCAAGCACTTCACAACTAACAGAGACGGAACTGCTGAATTTTATCAATAACTATTATCAGCTTGTCTTTCCAAAAGAGGCAAAACCACAGGAACTTTCGGATTGGTTTACGGTAAATACCATTGCGAATATTGAAACCGTTGCGGTTGATCAGGAATATCTCGCCTTATTCAAGCCGTTTATGGTTGCTGGTGAGCCGCACGGGATAACAGTTTACACCGACATTAACTCTTTTTACCGCAAATGGCCGTTGAGCCAGACCTTCACCTACGAACAACCCCGCGATATTCTTCTCACCATTCCGACTCTGGTACTGAGGCCGATTCCTGATGCTGTTTATGAAATCAGGAGTTGGTCAGTCAAGCGGCCGGATGCTTTGGTTAATTCCTCCGATGAGCCTTTAAACCAGGAATGGGGGCAGTTAATTGCTTATGGAACGGCGATTGATATTAAACAGGATAACGGAGAAGACATAAGCGGACTGGTGGATATGTATAATTACCTGCTTTTAAAGGTGCAGGAGAAAAAACTTATTCAAATGACGCAACAGCGTTCTAAACCGAGGTTTTAAAATGAGCTGGGACAAAACAAAACCGGGAAATGTCAAAATGCGCGTGGGCAGGCAGCAGATTCTTGATAATAACGCTGCTTTGGAAACCGCTCTTCAACGGGATCATAATTTCCCAGGAACAGTGGGCGCGGATGATGGGGAACATATAAAGGTAACTTTCCATGCTCCAATAGCAAAACCTGCCAATGAAGCCAACAAAGGATTTTTATATATCAAGGACGTTGCCGGAGTCGCAGAACTTCATTTTGAGGACGAAGCAGGCAATGAAATCCAATTAACCACCGGCGGACTTCTTAATGCAATGCTGTTGGCAGGAGTGCAAACCGTTACCGGGGCTAAAACATTTCAGGCAGCTCTTACCATGAGTGGTGCAAATATTGTCATGGTGGGAACGGAAACGGTTGACGGAGTTGATGTAAGCGCTCACGCAGGGGGAACGGCGAAAGACCAGCATACTGGTGGATTGGGGAACCATAGCCATCAATCGGATGGTGCAGAAGGTGGAAAATTAACCGGGAGTGCATTTAGCACTATTTTTGGTGAATGGCAATCAGTATCAATTACAAAAGATACGGTTTATCAAGCAAGCACCGATGGGATTTTGATTGTTAACGCTGAAAAGACTTACATAAAAGATAAATACTTGCGACTTTATACTGATGCTAATAATCCTCCTACTACTTTAAGAGCAAGATTGGGTGGAAGTGGTGGAAGCGACGAAGGAAGTATTACTTGTCCAATTAAAAAGAACCATTATTATAAAGTGAGTGGGACAGGCTCTATTACTGATGCATACTGGCTACCTATAGGAGGATAGTGTGGCTAAATTTGCGTCGATTTGGTTCTCTGCAAACGCTGATGGTTCTAATGAGTGTTGGAACATCTTCATGCGAGGTGATAACTGGCGAAAATTATATTTTTTACTGGAGGGGGTGGTAGTGATACTAATGCTAACGCAACCTATGGCTATTGCCGTGTAGTTTTAATGGGCTAATTAAAATGACCAATTATCAACCATTTCCAGTTTACGACTTCAAATCGGGCCTTCGCCTGGATAAAAACCCTTGGCTTTTGCCTAAAGACGCCTTCCCTGTGCTGTCTAATATGTACCTAGATAAAGGCATTT